GGCAGTAGAGTAACATCTCCTGCATCCGGACCTATGGACACTAACTCGGACCAACAATCGTTTACATCGGAGCAGATTGCTTCTATGTCGGTTACTGAATACGCAAAATATCGAGAGAAGCTACTTGGAAGAGCAGCCTCTAATCGTAACAAGGGAATCTTCGGGTAAAAGCTTACCTATTAAACCAACCTAACATATATGAACAAGGAGTAACACCGACATGGCATCAGCCGTAACAGGTACCGGCAATTTAGCCGCAGCACCTACAGCATACTCTGGCTCCAATAGCCAGCTAACACAAGCAATTCAGACCATCTGGTCTAAGGAAATTCTATTCCAGTCAATGCCTATTCTTCGCTTCGAACAGTTCGCTGTTAAGAAGACAGAACTAGGCGTCGCACCTGGTCTACAGATTAACTTCATGCGTTATAACAACCTCGGATTTGCATCTTCACTAGTTGAAGGTGTCCGCATGTCAACAAACGCATTGACAGCACAGCAGTTCTCAATCACTGTAGCAGAGCACGGCTTTGCAATTGCAGTATCAGAGCTACTACTTAACGCATCATTCGATGACGTTATGGCATCAGCTTCACGTCTTCTAGGACGTAACATGGCCCTCTATCTTGATGGCCAGGCTCGTGACACACTCATGGCAGCGTCTTCAAAGATCTACGGTTACGACCGTTCAGGTATCTCAGGAACAAACGCATGGTATGACGCAGGAACTGCAGGTACAACACGTGCCTCAATGACTGGCGCATTCAACCTTACAACAGCTGTTGTTAAGGATGCCGTAGAGACATTGGCAACAAAGAATATTCCTCGCCTTGGTGAGACATATGTTGCTTTCGTTCACCCACACCAGAGCCGTAAGCTTCGTGACAACGCAGAGTTCATCGAAGTAACAAAGTACGCAGCTCCAGGTAACTTCATGCTAGGTGAAATTGGTCGTCTATACGACACAGTATTCATCGAAACAACACAGATCGAAAAGGTTGCCGGTGGTGCAGGTACTTCATACACAACTGACACAGCAGTAGCTCCAGGATCAATCGTTTACCCAACTGGTGGTGGATACACATCTCCAGCAACAAAGACAGGTAACGGTGGTTCAGACCGCTATTCAGCTATCTTCATTGGAGATAACGCATTCGGTCACGCAATTTCACTTCCAGTTGAACTACGCGATGGCGGTATTCTTGACTTCGGTCGTGAGCACGCACTTGCTTGGTACGCAATCTACGGTCTTGGTCTAATCACAGATCAGTCTGTAGTTATCGCAGAAACCAACTAATTTAAGTAAGGGGAGGCTGGGCCTAAGAATCCAGCCTCCCAACACAAACAAACCTACAAGGAGAACATACATCGTGGCAAAAGCAAAAGTTACTGACGTTACAGGACGTCAACGTGAAGAACAAGTAAAGGCGCATGCAGAAGAACTTGCACTACGTGCAAATGAAATGTCTATGGCAACTGCAACGCAGAACTTTAAAGATCAGAATGAAATCACAGATCTCACAGATCTTTCTAAGCCAACCGTTATTGATGAGGTTGAAAGCGTGGGAGTTTCCCTTGCTGACGACACAACAGTAATTCGTGTTGCAGAAGACATCAATATGATGACTATCGGAGTCGGCAACCATTATAATTTTGAAGCCGGTAAAAAGTACAAAGTACCGAAGCATGTGGCGGCACACCTTCAGGAAAAGGGTTATTTGTACGATAGGCTTTAATGCCGCTATTTAGGTCGCCCGCTCCGACAACCGCCCTCCTGTCGGAGCGGGTCTTTTTTACCCAGACTAATCCAGTATTTTGATGGATGATTAGCATATAACCTTTATGGAGGATAAATGACTGCCTCAGTACAACAGCTCTCAGAAAGACTAAGGGCAGAGATTGGCGACATAGCCAGGTCATTTACTGACACATTTACGGGCGATGGAATTACTTCTCGTTTTCAGCTTACTCAAGCCCCCGTACAAGGATACTCACTTGTTGTTACTGTAACAACGCCTGCTGCTACGGCTACAGTTACAGCAGCTTCTGCAAATGGAACAACAGTTACTTATACCTCAGCCAATACTTTTGCTGTAGGACAGGTAGTGTCTATTGCTGGACTTTCTACAAATGCGTTTAACCTTACAAATGCTACTATTGCAACACGCTCAGCTACTCAATTTACCGTAACTAGTACAGTCACTGGCACTGCGGTTACTGGTGCCGCAGTAATGGCCGTTAGAGCAGCAACTACAGTGGACCGTTCAGCTAACACTACTATTGAAGAAGGTGTTGGCGTACTAAGTTTTGCTATTAACTACATACCAGCAGACAATGAAGTTATCAAGGTCTATGGGCAGGCCTACCGTTATTTTACTGACTCAGAGATTAGTTACTATATTAATACAGCTTTTTTTGAGCACGCCAAAACCACTACAGATACACATGGGGCAAGAGTTCCACAGGTTTCTTTGCTCCCTCCGATAGATGAATACCCACTAGTTCTACTAGCTTCAACTATGGCTCTTTATACCCTAGCTACAGACTCCGCATTTGATATTGATATATCGTCTCCAGACGGGGTACAGATACCTAGATCAGAGCGCTTCCGTCAGTTAATGCAGATTGTAGAAGCACGTAAGGCTCAATATAAGGAACTTTGCGTAATGCTTGGTGTTGGAATGTACCGAATTGAGGTTGCAACTCTTCGTCGTATTAGTCGTTTGACTAACAGGTATGTACCAGTTTATAGACCAAAAGAGATTGATGACCATTCTCTACCAGATAGAGTTAATCTACCTATGCCGGACTATGGAGATATTACACCTCCTACACCAGTCCTTTCAAGAGACATATCAATGTACGCTGGAGATGACTTCTCTATGAGCTACCAGTTTGGATTTGACCTTACCAACTTTACTCCTAAAGGACAGGTTCGCCTATATACCCAGGGTAGCTATGCGCAGATTGGCCCCCTACTACTTGCAGACTTTACTATTACAAAATTCTCTGTCAACAACAATAGCGTTTTAGATGGCCTAATTATCGCGCTTCCTTCAGCTACTACAACTAATCTACCAAAAACATCCTATTATGACATTCAAATGACTGGGTCTGATGGAAAAATTAAAACGTACGCTACAGGAAAGGTCTTCACAGAAAAACAGGTGACAATTTGACCCCGATTTGGCAGCCGAACCCGGCCTATGGACTTGAGATTCCAGACATCACCACCATCATAAATTCTCCTAATATTGTACTTTCAGACCCTAGCATAGAGGTACAACAATTAGGCTTTATCTACTACCAAAATACCCCTTCCGCTACCTGGACCATTTCTCACAATTTAACCTTTCACCCAAATGTTACTGTAGTAGACTCTGGTGGTAGTGTTGTTGAGGGAGAAATTTCTTACCCAAGCCCTACTACAGTAGTACTAACGTTTAGGTCTGGCTTTAGCGGAAGAGCATACCTATCTTAAGGAGATAGTAAATGGCACGTAAATTTTTAACACCCATTGACTTAGTCAAGAACGAGCTTCAAAATGCTCGTATTCAAAACTTAGCCACTGACCCATCAAGCCCCGTAACAGGTCAAGTTTATTACAACACTGACTCAAATGAACTGCGTGTATATAACGGCACTATTTGGGAAGCTGTTGGACTTAACGGCGTAACCGCAGACGCCGCAGAAATTAACATTCTTGATGGTGCAACACTTACTACCACAGAGCTTAACTACGTTGACGGTGTTACCTCAGGTATCCAGGGTCAACTTGATCTTAAGGCTCCTTTAGCAGGCCCAACATTTACAGGTACTGTAGTACTACCATCTACAACTTCAATTGGTGATGTATCTGCAACTGAAATTAGTTATGTAGACGGCGTTACCTCTTCTATCCAGACACAAATAAACACCAAAGCACCAAGTGCTAACCCTATTTTTACAGGTACAGTTTCCTTAGACTCTTCAATCGTATTTGAAGGTTCTACAGCAGATGCTAATGAGACAACACTTACTGCAACTGATCCAACCGCTGATCGCACAATCACTCTCCCTGATGCTAGCGGAACAGTAATCCTTACTACAAATAAGGTCACAGATTTAACAGCTCCAACTAGCTCGTTCTCAATGAACAGCAACTTAATCACAAACGTAGCAGACCCAGTAAGCGCACAAGATGCTGCAACTAAGAACTACGTAGACTCTGTTGCACAAGGACTTGATGTAAAGGCATCAGTTCGTGTGGCTACAACTGCGGCAGTAACTTTATCTACAGGCCTTGAAAACGGAGACACTCTTGATGGAGTAACTCTTGCTACTGGTGACCGCATTCTTGTTAAGAATCAGGCAACTGGTTCTGAAAATGGTATCTATGTAGTTAAGGCTTCTGGGGCCCCAGACCGTGCGTTGGATGCAAACTCTAACGCAGATGTTACTTCGGGAATGTTTACCTTTGTAGAACAAGGAACTGTAAACGGAAATAGCGGCTGGGTATTAACAACTGATAACCCTATTACACTAGACACTACTGCTCTTACTTTTGCACAGTTCTCAGGCGCTGGAACATTCACATCTTCTAACGGCGTTCTTCTTACAGGAACTAACTTCACATTTGCCCCATCTACAACAGGTGGTTTACAGACAGATTCTAGCGGCGGAGCAATCAAGCTTGCTACCAACTCAGGTGCTGCCACAGACGCTAACGGTTTTGCAATTGGTGCCGGAAACGGTATCGTAGTTGGAACCAACACAATCTATGTGGATACTGCAGTAGTAGCTCGAAAGTACTCAACAACGCTTTCTACATCAGCTACCTCCTACACAATTACCCACAACCTAGGAACACTAGACGTTCATGTTCAAGTTTATGAAATAGCCACTGGCGAAGAAGTTATCGTAGATAACGTACGGGCAACAACATCCACCGTAACAGTTGGATTTGCGTCCGCACCGACATCTAACGCCTACAGGGTAGTTGTAATCGGGTAATATAAATGAGTACAAAAGCATTAGTACCACTAAACGTACTGGCTATAGGCACTGAGCCTGCCGGTCAGCGAGCAGGGGACCTATACTTTAATACTGGTACACTAAAGCTAAGAATATATAGTGGTTCGGCTTGGATTGATATCAGCGGAGTTGGTAGTGGTGGCGTTCAAATGGACGGTGGAACACCTAGCTCTTTCTATGGTGGAACTCCAATAGTAGAAGGTGGATACCCATCCTCTACATTTACAGGATCTTATGATGGAGGAGTTTCGTAATGGCAGTTAATATTCAACTACGCAGAGGAACAGCTGCTGAGTGGGTTGCCTCGAACCCAACTCTTACTGAGGGTGAAGTCGGTGTAGAAACCGATACTAAGAAACTTAAAGTTGGAGATGGACTTACAGTTTGGTCTTCCCTACCTTATATCAATCTAACTCCAGCAGCTGCAGCAAGCATCTACGCCCCAATTGCTAACCCAACATTTACCGGAACAGTTACCGGCGTAACTAAGTCTATGGTTGGCTTAGGTTCAGTAGACAACACAACAGACGCTAATAAACCAGTATCCACAGCAACACAAACATCTCTTGATTTAAAGGCACCGCTTGCTTCACCAACATTCACAGGTACCGTATCTCTTGACAGCAGCCTTGTATTTGAAGGAGCTACAGCAGATGCTTACGAAACAACCTTAACAGTTATTGACCCAACTGCAGATCGCACAATTACATTCCCAAATGCAACTGGCATAGTAGTTCTTGCTGACAGTAGCGGAAACGTAACAGTACCAGGAGACTTAACAGTAGTAGGAACTACAACCATCATTGATAGTACAATACTTCAGGTTCAAAATGAAATTAAATTTGAAGGCACAACTACAGACGACTTTGAGACAAGTCTTGTGGCTGCAGGCCCTACAGCGGATAGAACTATAACACTTCCTGATGCTACGGGAACAGTTGCCTTACTTGATGCTAGTCAAACATTTACCAATAAAACTTTAACTTCTCCAAATATTAACGAAGCAGTTGCCCTTACTGCAACAGCTACAGAGCTAAATACTCTTGATGGCATTACTGCATCTACAGCACAAATAAACGTCCTTACAAGCCTAACCGCATCTGCAATAGAACTAAATATTCTTGATGGTGTTCTATCGACTACAGCAGAACTAAATAAACTTTCTGGAGCTACAGCTACTACAGCAGAACTAAATATTTTAACTGGGCTTACTTCTACGACAGCAGAACTAAATATTCTGGACGGCGCAACTTTATCCGTAACCGAGCTTAATTATGTTGATGGAGTTACTTCCGCCATTCAAACACAATTGAACAATAAACAAGCAATTGTTGCTAATGTTTCAGATACTGAAATTGGATATTTAGACGGAGTTACTTCAAGTATTCAGACTCAAATTGATACTAAAATATCTTCTGCCACAGCTTCAGCAACTTATGCTCCCTTAGCCTCACCAACATTTACAGGCACAGTAACGCTTCCTGCAAACACAATTTCGCAGTCAATGATGAGCGATGACTCAGTTGGAACTAATGAAATTGGTGGACTTGCAGTAACTAATGGCAAATTAGCAGGGGATATTAGCTGGGATAAGTTGGCAATATCTTCAACAGTATCTGCTATAGAAGCTGGATATTTAGATGGAGTCACAGGCGCAATTCAAACACAATTAGATGGAAAGCAAGCAACTGTTGCTAATGTTTCAGATGTTGAAATTGGATATC